CTAAAATATTATGTTCAGTATTTTCTTTAATTGTTTTATCTAGATTTAATTGCTGATTTCTAAAATCGACGTTGTGATCATAAGCTCCAGAATCAAAATTGTAGTTAAAAATATATTCCATTGGAACTGGGTAGGCTTGCACAATTTCATTTTCGATTATTTTCGAGAAGAAATGATAATATTCTTTACGGGTGATTATTTCCATTTCTTTCAAACAATAGACTTGCATTACCCAAATTTTAAGTTTAATTTCATCTTTTTTAGTTTTTTGTATCGGAAGATCAGGTCTAATATATTTTCGAAATTTTTGTGAAAGTTCATGATGCAGTTTGAAATCTGTGATTAAATGAGTGCAAGTATCTTTGATCCAATGAAATAATTTCAGATTGAATTCTGTATTTTTTTCGGAATACATTTCACAAGCTTTATGTAAAATTAGAAAAGGAATGGTCTTGATTTGATTTCTGTGATATCCTAATTTATCCCAAGTGGTCATAAATCCTAAAATCCATTTTATTTTAATTTGAGCTATTTTCCAATTTTCTGGACAAATATAAAGAGGAAAAATATTAGTGATAGATTCGCGAGATTGCCCAATGAGAATAGAAGGATTATAATAAATATTAGATTTAGCATCAAATCCAAAATTATTCCTATTTTTCATTAAAAGTGACTCAGCTATTTGATCGTAATGAATATCACTAATTAAAGAGGAGCTAATATGTGCAATCTCCAAATAACTTGGATCAGTAATACTTTCCTTGGAATGAAAAACTTCTAATCCCAAACATAAACAAGAACTTTCATCCAAACATTCCGCAAAATTATTCATTGATAAAATACAAGAACCATATTCTTTGATTTCTTTTTCATAAATTTGAGCCAATGAATCAGTATCCATTTCACCTGATTTTCGATCGATTTCTTTTTCATCATTTTGATATTTTTGATCATTTTGATAAATTCTTTGTTCCATAATTTTATTTATTTCATCTTGTAATAGGGATTTGTAAATTAAATTAGTGGTACTGAGCACTTTATTTGTTGAAAAATTTCTGAGTTTATTTTCTTGATAGTGATGTTTGATTAAGGTCATAATCAGTTGATGAATGTTTAATAACCTCTTACGATTTTCTTTGTTTTTAGCTCTAGAAGTTCCAGCATTAATTTTTTTAGCGTTTCGATAGATATTTTTCTTGATTTCATTCAATCTATCGAATAAAAGATCGAATTCTGATTCAACTTTTTGATAATTGTATAATCCGTGATTATATGTACCCAAAATAACTTTAATTTTGTTGTGAATATATTGCATTACTACTTCCAAAGCTTGATTAGAATTTAAATCAATTTTGAAAATGCTTTTGGGTGTCAATGTGAAAATTTCTTCACACGATCCAGCTTTAAGGGAGACTGTTATTGTTTCCGAAGCATTTTCTAATGAACCAACACGAACATCTGAAATGAGACATCCACTAAAATTTCCTTCCTCAATTTTTTCTAAAAGAATTCCTTTCCCCAACATATTGTAAGAATACGATCCCATTCTTAGGATTTTTAGGAAAAAGACATTTTCAAATAACTTATCAGAAATTTTCATCAAAGTTTCTTCAATTAATCGAATGTCTTTAATAAATTGATATGAGTTGACAGGGCTGAGCTTTAGAAGATCTTGCAAAAATTCTTGATCGCAATGATCCGAAAATCCGATAGTATGAATTTCAATATTAATAGAATATTTTTCAATTGCTTTTTGTAAATTGTTGAAAACAGCTTTAATAATAAAAGGTCGCGTCTCCTGGTCATACGGTCTAAAATTGACTACATTACCATTTTCATCAATTCCTTGAGTACTATATCCATCACAACCATCCGTGAAAAAGACAATAGAAATATTTTGTGATTTATTTGTTAAGATAAATTCTTGCAAGGTTATCAAAACTTTTTTAAAATCAGTTCCACCCTCCGGACAAATCTGATCAATATAATTATTAAGGACATTTCTATCACTGAATGTTTTGATGCGACATTCATGATTGAATAATAGTAAAGTGATATCAGTATATTGAACTTCGTGAAGCATTTTCACCAATATTTTAAGAGAATTTTTGACATATTTAATAGTTTTGCCAGCCATAGATCCACTAATATCTAACGCAATGATGATTTTCTTTTGAGCATTTTTTATTTTAGAGAAAACTTCGAAGTTGTACAACACAGTTTCGTCTAATAAATATTGACTAACTTCTATCGTTTTATCGGATTGCATCATACTTTTATAATATTTGAAAAATTAAAAATAAATTTTCTTTGGAATCAATTTTTAAAAATTGATTATTATATAAATGATTATCCCAAACAATTTTTCGAGATTAAAAAATGTGCAAATATATTACCGAAAACGGTGAAAGTTGTGATAAACCAGGAAGATATAATTATATTGATCAAAAGCCTGGGATATATTGCCGTGATCATAAAAAAGATAGAATGGTTTATAGAACTAATCCTCTTTGTTCAGATTCTAAATGTAAATCTTATGCTAGTTATAGTGCTACCGGAAGTGGTTATACTCATTGCGCTGTTCATGCTAGCGAAGGTATGTTTCGCACAAAATATAAAAAAAGACATTTAGCTAATAAAACCAATAAAAAGTATGATACTAGAAAAAGAAAAGCCATATCCGCGAAATGTTTTATCATTTACGAATATGGATCTAACATTTCACCTCGATATGAAAACGCTTCTTATGTGACCTTAATTTCAGATTCAGAATAAACTTATTCTGATTTTATTTTTTATAATTTAAAAGTATGCTTATCTTAAAGCATATCTTCCAAGAAAGTATAATAAAGGATGGAAAGCAAACCAGCTAGTTGTGAATTATGTTTATCTCATAGTAGTTCAGCTTTATGTGGAAAATGTCTCTTAGTTTCATATTGTTCTAGAGAATGTCAGAAAAAACACTGGGATATTCACAAATCTAAATGTAAATTATTATGTTTAGGTAAAACTGATTTTGATAAATTTGTTACATCGGTCTATGAGTTATACAAAAAAAGCGATTGTTTTCAAGCAGAATTACAATCACTTGATAAATCTCGCAGTGTTAAATTAATTCATTTAACTAATCACATTGATAAAGATAGCACAATCGTTGATTCTAAAATTTTGGATATTGACTATTTCATTAGTCTCACTAAAATGGAAATTCCTCAAGAAAATAGAGTTAAGGTGATTGTTAACACTAAATTAGCTAATCAAATAAATTTGTTTCATCTCTTTTTAGAAGACCCACCACTTTTATAAATTTTATTCATTTTTATTTTTTCTTGTATTTTGCTGATTTTACATTTTTATAATTATAAAATATACATATATATAAAATATACATTTTTTATTTAATAAAAAAATGGCTACTCGAACGAGTGCTATGAGATCTCAAGAAAATTATTTAGGTTCCCGCAGAGGGAGACCTATTGCGATGAATATAGGTATTGAAGATTTTTTAGATACTAAATTTGCCCCAGCTACTCCCATCATAGAAAATTCTCCTTTTGATCAACTAAATGAAGATCGACGCGATACTTTAAAAGATTATTCACCAGAACAAAATACTTTATTTGCTCACGAATTACCGAGAAGAAATACATATGCTAGAGATAGACTTAATTTACGTGAAGGTGGAGCTCGTGTGACTACTGATCCCTGGGCTAATAGTGGACAAAATGGTGGTGATGGTTATGATATTTCATTTCATGATAAAGATCCTAGAGGTTGGTCTACTGAGCAACCTTGGCAAGAATATCGCAGATTGGCTACAGTCCAATTCCAAAACACCGACTTTAAAGATGATTCTGATAATTCAGTTCCTTCTAGTGGAATTCATCCTAATACTATGTATAAGAAAATTAGAAGTGCTCAAAATTGGGTAAAATCTCGTCTGAAAATATTTAGTGAGGAATGGGAAGGTAAACAAAATGGCGGTGTGGGAGTTTATGATGATGTTTCCAGGGTTTATAGATCTGATTTAGAAGATTCTTCAGTTAATTTAGATGGGCAAGCTCCTAGTCGAACATTTGATGATCCAGTGGTAGCTCAACATCACAATATTAATATCTCTAATGTAGTTCATCTCGGCTCTAAAGCTTTTCGCGAAAATAGCACCACTGATCATATAGTCCCCGTGGCAGCTTATGGAAAATTATATAAACAACGTGGTTTGCTTAATCACGAAACACAATTACGAATTATGGAAGATGATACTCCCTGGTCTAAACTTGAAGGTTACAAACAATCCCCGCGAAATTTAGTTAAGATGATGGCTTCACAAATTTATTCGGATAATCCCAATATTAGTCCTTATACCGCTTCAGAAATTGGTCGTATTTTAATGCAAACAGATCAAACAGAAATTGCGGCGCATCAAGGAATGAATCGTGAAGAATCGGAAAATCATAATCGAAATCGCACTTTGACTAAAGATATTATGGCATTGTTGGGAATTACTGTAAATGATATTAAATTTTTGGAATCGGAAGAAGGAAAAAATAAAAAGATGTCCCAACGAGCCTTAGCTAATGTTTACAAAATGGCCACAGTTGTACATTCTTTACCGGCTAATGAAAAATTACAAATGCGCAATGAGCTAATTTTACGATCGGCTGGAATGGGTTTAATTGCTCCAACGGCTTCGGATTTGCGAAAAGTACAAGATGCCGTAGTAGTCAACCCTAAAATCGTGGAGTTTATGGCACTAAAATCTGGTAAAAACCCTCGCAAAGAAGATACTAATCCTTCAGAAAATCGCGAAATGGCTACAGGAGATCCTGAAAATAAATTACAAAATCTTTTAGAAGGCACACCTCTCTTTATTTACAAAACTCCCGGTAAATCAACTGAAAATATTACTTCGATGATGTGGCAAAGCAATGGATCTAATATTAAACAAGATACCTCTAAACCTACCGCCAGTTATAAACATTTAGCCAAATATTCCAAGCGAGTCGAGAATAATCGTGCTGCGGCTATGAATACTCAGCTTCCCGGCGTTTCAACACAAACTCCTGAATATTCCACAAAATTAATTTCTGATTTTGATTATCAAGAAAATATGCGAAGTACAGCTCTGGATAATCAGTTTGGAGAGAATCGCGGACTTTCGCGAAGGATTGCTCCCATCGGCAGTAAAAACATGCGCCGACATATGACTACTGATTACCTTCCAGTTGATAAAATGAATGAAATAGGACAAAATGATGTTCACGGAGTTCATGCTAGAAAAAATGCAAAAAATATGAATAACATGACTAAATAAATTTCACCAAAAATTGAAATTGCAATAAAACATACTAATTATTTTTTTTGTAAGTAAATTTATAAATATAAATTATATATCTCACAGATTTATGTCTACTAATATAATTTACGCAGTTATTATTGTTTTAATTTTAATAATTATTTTCTCACAAATAAGTTATGGTTATACTCCAGAATTATTTTTGGAACATTTTTGCTCACAAAAAATAGATTACTATGATTTTGATAATACCGTGATGTATTTCAAATCACCGAAAACTGTCCCAGCTATTTCCAGTGTTTGTTTTATAGCAGGAGTTCATGGAAATGAACCAGCGGGCACTGAAATGTTGATGGATTTATTGAAGAGTGATTATTTTGATCAGCAATCTATGAAATGCCAAGTAAATATTCGAGTAATTCCAGCTGTTAATAAATGGGGTTTAGAATATGGTCAAAGATATCAACCTGATCTAGCTTATCCAGATATTAATCGTAATTTTCAGGGAGAAGGATTGGAGCCTACTTCAGCTAAAATTATCGAGTTGACTCAAAATTATGATTTAGTGGTAGATTTTCACGAAGGTTGGGGTTTTCATTTAATCAATCCAACTAGTGTCGGTTCAACGGTTTTGCCTGGGCGAACCCCGCAATCTCTCACCATTGCTAATTTAGCGATGAATCATATCAATAAAAATATTTGTGATCCGCGAAAAAAGTTTATTGTAATGAAAAATAATTCTTGCGAAATTCCCAAAACATTGTCGTGTTATCGAGAACAACAAAAAAAGCATTATGTATTGGTTGAAACTAGCGGACAAAATGATATTCAGCCCCTTGAAACGAGAAAATCTCAAGTCCTCTCCGTGATCCAAATGACTTTCTTTTATATTTTACATTATTATTTTAAGATGGGAGATCCTTCTCATAAAATTTACCGTCGATAATATTTACAATGATTCCTAGCCGATACATTTCTTTAAGATAATCTCCTTTATTTTTATCTTCGTGATATTTTATGACAATATTATTAATTTTATCAATATATTCTTTTTCCCAACTTTGAAATAAATTATCTTCATCGCAAACAGCAAAAAGTTCTGATAACTTGCCCATTAAAATCACTCGAGGTTCGTAAATATACACCGCATTCAAATCTATCACAATTGATAATTCGGATTCCTGTTTAAAATTCCGATATAACATTGCGATAATATCATGACCACTTGGAGGATCATATTTATGTAAATGAGTATGAAAAGGCACGACCAAAACTTCAGCTTTAATATCATTATAGACCGAGTGAAAATTTCCATATCTCATTTCCAGAATAAGTTCTAAAAAATCAATCGGTTGATTTGTTATTTTATAAGCTCCGGCGATTTCTTTTTTGAGTTTGATGGACTTCAGAAGATATTTTTTTAATTCTGGGATCTTCTTTTCAATTTCTTTTTGAATAGACATTTTATTTAAAGTTATATACTCTTTGCAAATATAAATCAATTTTTAGATGTCTAATATTAACTATAAAAATGTTTTTGAAGTTATAGGGGTTTATTTTGCTAATACTTATTGGAATGTCCTATATAAAGAAGCTTATAAAGCATATAAAGAAAAACAATCGGCTTCTTTAGAGGAAGCTTATCGTGAAACTATTGAAAAATATTCTCGAGGATTTTGCTCTCCTGCTGATAAAAATGAGCGTGTTCCCAAGTACTATGTGATGATTATTAAAGACTTACATAATAATTTTCGAGAATATCTGGGATCAGGAGAAACTTTAATGGGATTTATTGATATTATCTCTAGTTTTCTTTTACCCAATGAATATTACAAAAGTTTGTCTCAACATGATACTCGCAAAGATATTATTGTTCGAAAAATAATGATCAAAACCGTAATGACCTTCACGATTTATATTGCGCAAGAAGAAGTTAGAAAAGTGACCGATGAAAAAATTCGCCCAGATAAAAAACATGTTTCTGAATGGAAGAAAAAATTTATTGATATTTTAAATCAAGAAAGAAATGCTTTCAGCACTTTGCTTTTAGCTCAGGGAAGTGGAATTGATATTAAAAATAAAGAAGAAATACCTCACATCCCCAAAGAAGTTTACGACAAATTACAACAAACCATTAAAAAATTATTACTTGAAAAACACGAACTAACTGTTACAGTTAATAAATATGCTAAATACATTGGAGTACTTAAAAAAATTATCAATGAAAAAGATTTCAAATCCAAAACTAAATCAGGTCCTAAAAAATCATCAACTTCCGAATCATCTTCATCTTCATCATCCAGCTCATCTTCTGAATCGGAAGAAGAACCAGAAACACCTGTCGTTTCTAAAAATAGACGTGGGGGAAATGCTCGACCAATCTCCAAAACTACCAAATTTAACAAAACTTCTAAGTTATCCACCTTAACTAAAAAACCTCAATTAGAACCTGAGGAACTTCAGCCTAAAGTCGAAGTCCCTGTCAAAAGTGAAGCTCTGCAGCAATTAGAAAACGAAGAATATTCCGGAGAAGAAATTATTATGGAAAACGCTAACATTGAAGAATTTGGCTTACCATCAGGTGATGAAATGCAAGCTGATGAATTATAATTTTATAATTTTATATTTTTTGATAAAAATATAGATTAATATAAGATGCCTTTTTCTTTTGATACGTTTTTACATGATTTATCCAATAATACGAGTTTGAATAGTTTTCTGAATAATCCAATTTATGTGGCGATTGTAATTATTTTAATAATGCTTTTGATGGTTTATGTAATGTTTCGCACAGAAATGGATCCGGAATCAGAATATGGATTTTGGACTCTAATATTTCGGTCAGGGCTATACATGCTTTTACCAATTATGACAATTATTTTTCTTCATTACAAAAATATTGAAAGAGAATATGAACAAAAATATGATAATAAAGCTTTAACAAAAACTATCAATGCTTCGATCGGTGGAAAAATTGGTGATGAGGAAGAAATTATTGGTAAGCTTGATATCGTTAATAATGCCAACACACAAGAAATAGTTCCGAAAATTGCCAAAACAGAGTCTATTTTGGAAAATAAAATTCCCGATCTCGAAGTCGGTGATTCTTAAACACATACTAATATTTTTTTAATTTTGTGAAAAAAATTTTCAAAGATATATTATTGCAGAAAGTTTTACGGAGATGTCGGATTTTTTAAGTAATTTTATTGATGAGGGTGAAAAGCCCAAAAAAACTGGATTATATATTGTTGATAATAATGATAAAAGAACTAATTTACCTCACATTGAGTCTAAGCGACGTAAATCTGAGGAGGAAAATGATAAATTTCTAAATAAAGATGATAGCATTCATGTGCAATTCAAAGCTCGTGGTCATCCGGAAGAAGAAATTATAGTTCCTAGATTTAAAAAAACTATCGGAGCTCTGGTTAATAAAGGTATTATTTTATATGGACCAACCGAAACTGGAAAATCTTGTATTATTCGAGATTTTATGTTTGTAACCAAATCTTGTTTTCCGATGGTTTTTGCTTTTGTTCCGACTAATGCTGAGAAACATGATTATGATGCTATTATTCCCAAACCATTTGTCTTTGATAAATTCGGCCTTAAAGAAATTCGCGAACTTTATACTCGACAGAGATCGACAACTGAAATTTACAATAATGCTAATAATCTTAAAACTTTGCATAAATTATTTAACAGGGTGAATAATGCTAAAGCGCGACAATTTTTAGAAAAACTTCTTTATTTAAAAGATCGCGCTATTAAAGAAGCCTCTGAAAAATGTGAATCTATTTCCGAAAAGTCCAATAAGAAAAAAGAAATTAAAGAAATTTTCAAAGAAAGACTAATTAAATTTTATAAACAATTAATCAATCCTAATGCTAAAAAATTATTAACACAAGATCTAGATCAAAAAGAGAAATTCGCTTTGCGTTATCGACATCTCAATCCCCGAGTAATGGCTATTTTTGACGATGCTTTTACCGAAGTGATGGCTCTAATTCGACAAGGTCGTAAAAAAGAAGATGAAACTATTAAGAACTTTTTCTTCAAAGGCCGACATGCTAATATCACCCATATTTATGGTTTTCAAGATGATAATCACCTAGATTCGGAGGTTCGCAAAAATGCTCATATTAGTATTTTCACTTCCAAACAAGTAGCTTTGGCTTATTTTGGCCGCGCTGCTAACAACTTCTCTGCTTTGGAGAAGAAACGTGCTGAGTCTGTGATCAATACTATTTTTGATGAACATTCTGCCATGAAATATACCAAATTAGTTTATTCACGATTATATAAATTTCAATTTCAATATATTATTGCCGATGAGCATGAAGATCACGAAGTGCAGATGTGTTCCAAAATAGCTCGTGAATATTGCAAAAAAGTTGCCTCTAAAGAGGGTGATTTTGATGTCGATAATCCTTATTTCCAAAAATTCAAAGAAAACTTAGAGTGATATAAGTTTCTTTAGAAATAAGTTTCTTTAGAAATAAGTTTCTTTAGAAATAAG